GAAATTTATGCCAGCAGGGAAAGTTTACGAAACTCTATAAGGGAGGTTGTAAACAATGGAGACTAAGGAAGCTTTGGATTTAATTTACAACGAGCTTTACAGCAATGGTAAAAACAGAAGGAACAAAAAACTAGATGCAGCAATGGATGTTATTACTGAAAAATGTATGAGTAAATAGTTGCACATTTTTGTAAAAACATGTAATATGACTATGTGATTAATTCAAAAAACAAAAAGGGAGGTGTTAATCATGGCAATAATTTTAGAAAGACCTTTACCCAAGAGTGATTACAGGAGACAGTTCTCTTCTTGTTGTGGTGCGTCTGATAAGGGTGTTGAAAGCGGAGTAGTTTGCAGAAAATGCTGGAATCCTGTTGTAGATTATGTGGAAGAGGATAACTTAGATTATTTTCTTCAGTATTTAAATCCTGAGCTAAAAGATAGATTTGATGAGTTCATGGCTGATGACTCGCAAGATTTCTTAGAGTATGACGAAAAAATGATAAAAAGGAGGTAGTAATCATGGCTAAAATGGATAGAAAAGAACTGCCAAACAAATTGGCAAATTTATCAAGAAAGATTGCTTTTAGAGATAAAGTTCCAACAAACTCAATTTTAAGGCCGATGTTGAAAAGACAAGGTTTTGAAAACGAAGTTTGGTGTATAACGATCGGATTTGACGAGGATCTAGACAAAGTTCCTACCAAACAAATTATGAAAGATTTTGATTTACTAGACCAAAAAGGAGAAAAAAATGTTTGATGTAATTAGTTATGACGCAAATGGCAATGAAGATAAAGCCATGGCAAAGAAACTCAAAGACGGATTTGCAAAAGTGTATGACAACATGTGCAAAGAATGTCTAGGCACTGGCAAAAGGAAGATCACTTTTGAGGATTGCTTTGGCAATCCAGTGCCAGAGAAAACTGTTTATTTAAAATGCAACTGCAAGGAGGTGGTGTAATGGAAACTTTTAGCGATGTAAAAAGAAAATTGGTCAAGGGAACCGAGTTAAGGTGTGTGAGAAATGATCACACTGATAAATACCTTAATGTCACTAGAAAAATAGATGTCGTGCAAACCAACGCGATATGTTTTGAGGGTGGATCTTGGTTGAGATTCCCAAAGGCAAAATATGTCGAAATATTAGGTGACAACGCTTTTTCTTTTGTGGGTGGAGATCTTGCAAGCGAGAAAGGAAAAACAATAACCTATGAGTTTAAGGAGGTGGCGTAATGATTAACGCAAAAGTAACGGGATACTGGGGAGCTGGTATTCCAATCGACAAAGGCAGAGTGATTGCCAACCACAAAGATGGTTATGTAACGATCAAGTGGGGAGACGGCAGAGAGGTTATGCACTTAGAGCACAATATTAGAGACGGTGCCTGGCATAACCATGATGCCAAAAAGTACGGTTTAAGTCCTATAGGTATTTACTGGGGAGCTCACTTAAACTAATAAAGATCTGATAACTCTACAGTCTGGATCCCTTCCAGGTTGTAGGGTTTAAAATCATCCTGCTCTTTACATCTGAGCAATAGATCCAAGGCCTGTTCATTCCTGGCTTTCGCATATTCAAGCGCTTCATCGGATAAACGATACACACCATAAGGATAAGGATATGTTTTTTCCTGGGCCAAGAAGTTGAATCCGTCAGCTCGCAAGCCAGAGGCTCTACAACCTTCGACATATAGTGCCGCTTGCATGTGATAGTTGAAGTTATTAATCGCTGCTCTAAAGCCTCGAGGTGAAGCGTCACGGCATGTTTTAAGATCCCAAACGTCTTGGTTATCGTACCAGTCCAATCTGCATTTAAAAGGATGGCCGTGCCATTCAAATACTAAAGTCAATTCAGCCTTATGATCGGCAGCTGGAATATACTCGGCTACTACTTCACGGCGTTCCATGCAGATGTCATACATGTCCTGGGTGATAGCCGTTCTGTCCTGGACAGTGGCCATAAAATCTTCATACTCTTCTTTGCCTGCTTTAGTTCTGCGATCGAACTTTGGCATGATCACAAACTCTTCATCAAACTTATGATGTTCCAGGAACACCGTGTGTTGTACTCGGCCTTCAAGCAGTGCTGGAGTCTGGACCATTTCTTTTCTATTCTTCCAGCTGTACGGGCATTTTATGACCGCGGTAAGATCGTGAGATCTAAAGGCTGGGATTGCTGCATACTCTTCATAAGGTATGTCCTCATATATTCCTGGTTTCATTGTCGCTCCTTAAAATAAATGTTCGTCTTTGGTTAGCTCAGTCATTATTAAACTGTAGCCGACCAGATCGTCAGCTGAATCTTCATGCCCTGGATTGTTGACGATACGGCATGATTTAAACGCGATCATCATAGCGCAGCATTGCGATGGCGTTAGTTCCATGCCAAGCAGTGCGCTCCAGGTTTTGGACAGCTGATTAAAGAAGGCCTCTGGACTATTGTAGGCGTTGCCTTTAATGTCCAGGAGGTCTGCTATTTCGTTTGCTTTATCTTTATACATAATTAGAGTTGATGGGTAGCTAAACTCAATCTTTTAGGGGGGATTGAGAGTGTGAGAAGTACGGAGGTGCTACCCATCAAAAATTGTTAAAACGGTATGTCGTCTTCTGTAATTGTTTTCTTCTCGTTGTCTTCCCAGTCGTCGCTGTTTGTTTCAGCTGCCGCTTGGTCAGTCAACTTTCCTAGTTCCTCACTCATTGACGGTTCGTTAGAATCGCCAGCTGCTGCTTTGTATTCATAACTGGATTCAATATCTGTTTGTTGCCAAGGCGGTAGTGAATCAAAGATGTCACACATAGCCTTGGTTTCTGGTGAGGATTTACCTTTAAACTCATTACAATATAGATCCATGTCAAAAGATTGTTTATCGTTAAATGTTTCTACAACTTGGATTCCGCCATCTGGCCTTTGCAGATTTATAATCTTTGGATTGCCGCCTTCTGAAAATTCAGTCGGAGCTGTATGGCCAACTTCTATTCTTGCAGTACAACCAAGAAGTTTACTTATGTCAAAACCTCCCAGTTCTTCTTCGGTAAAACTTTTACCTCTCCAGCTCTCCAGGTCCTTTCTAAGAGCAGCTGCTTCAAACAAGGATGCAGTGTAAGTCCTAGACACAGCAAAGGGCCTGTCGTCTTGCATCTTACATTCATTGGTTTCTGGATCCAGGGCCTTGGTGATTTCAAAAGTAATATGGACTCTGGTCTTTTTACTTTTGACACCTTTGTATTCTTGATCCGTGGTTCCTAGATCAATAATACGAAAACAGGTACCTAAATAGATACCCTTTTGTAATTTTGGTAAGCTATCGCCGCTACCGTCGCTACTAATTGTTAAACTCATAATTAATTTTCCTCCGAGTGTTTGCAAATTATCATAAACTTGGGTAATATTCTATACACTTTTATAAAAGAAGTAAACACTAAAAAACAAGGATGATTGATGTCATTAAAAATAAAGCGACCAAACAATAAGAATTTTGAAACCCCATTTACCAAAGATTACACATCACAGTTTAGAGATTTCCTAGCCAACAATGGCTATGAACCAGATCCCAATAAGGGATTGGTTACCGATGGCTCCATTGGTCGAGCTTACATCAACATTGGTAACCAAAGGAAGCTGGTGGGTTGGTATCAAGCCTGGTTAGATCAGAGTCTACCTTATGGCAGAATTGGCGACTACCGTGTCAGCACGGACCAACCCACAGCAACTTGGAAGCCAGAGAATAGTAAGAAGTATCGTATGACCAAAGAGCAGAAGGCGGAGATCGAGGAATTACGCCGTGCCGCTGAGGTCAAGACAGCTGAAAAATATACGCAGGCCGCAGAGCGTTCCCAGTCTATTTGGGCGGGGTGTGATGATGTGGTTAAGCATGAATACCTGGAGAAGAAACAGGTCCTTAGCTACGGTCTAAAAAAAGATAAACATGACAACTTGGTTATTCCTTTAAAAGACAAGCAGGGCACTATCGTTGGTCTACAGTTTATTGCGGGCGATGGATCTAAGCGTTTTCTTACTGGTTCTAAAAAAAGCGGTAGCTTTTTTCTTCTCGGCAGAGAGATCTTCAATAGTACAGATACACTCAATTATGCAGAAGGCTATGCCACTGCTGCATCTATATACGCTGATCGCTCACAGCCAGTAGTCGTGGCGTTTGATGCTTATAACTTATCGCCTGTCGCAGAGGTGATGTATGAGTATTTTCCCAATCACAAACACGTCTTTGTTGCTGATAACGATGATAGTAAAACAGGTGAGAAGGAAGCAATGAAAGCGGCAGCCTATATCAATAAGAAGGGCGGTTACGCCGAAGTACAAATGCCAGAAACGAAAGGCGATTACAACGACCACAAAAACGAAGTTGCTGTTGTCGAAGGCGAGGTGGTCCTGCAAACATTAGACGTACCAGTAGAGTATGACTTTGTGCGATCAGCAAGCGGACGCTTCTTAAACACGAAGGACAATATTGGCGGGGTGTTGAAAACACATAACGTGGATGTTCGCTATAACGTCATAAAGAAAAAGATGGAGATAGATATACCGCAGATGAAATTTATTGCAGACATGCACGAGGAAGCCAGTTTGATTGAGATCGAAGATCGTTGTATTAACATGGGGATCCCGCACACTAAAGTTCGCGACTATCTCAAAGTCTTGGCGCGAGAATATAATCCCGTCAAAGAATGGATCGACTCGGTACCTTGGGATGGCCAGGACAGACTCCCAGACTTTTTAAATTCGCTGACTACAGAGGAATCCGCGCAGCTAAGAGATATGTTATTAAAGAAATGGTTAATCAGCTGTGTAGCAGCGGCCTATGAAACAAATGGCGTTGAACTCGAAGGCATCCTCGTTTTGCAGGGCGCACAAGGACTCGGTAAGACCTTATGGTTCAAGCGACTATGTGATTACAATAAAGGTTGGCTCCTGGAGGGTGCAACGCTTAATCCTTCTGACAAGGACTCTGTAAAGAGAGCGGTTAGTCACTGGATTGTAGAGTTAGGCGAGATCGAGTCTACCTTTAAGAAGTCGGACATAGATCAGCTTAAGGCCTTTGTAACGGCGAAGACGGACGAGCTGAGGCTACCCTATGATCGGGCGTTTACGACCTATCAGCGAAGGACAGCGTTCTACGCTTCTGTCAATGCACGCGAGTTCTTGACGGATACGTCGGGCAATCGTAGATTCTGGGTACTCGCGGTCAGAGATATCAATGTCAATCACGGTGTCAATATGCAACAGCTCTGGGCGCAGATAAAAGAGACGATGTATGTGCCAGGACAAAAGAACTGGTTTCTATCACCAGATGAGCGTGAGCTCTTGCAAGATAGCAACGAACAATATAGAACTCAGTCGAGTGTGGAGGATCTTATCCTAGAGCATGTAGACTTTGGTAGCGAACATGCCAAGCCTGTGCAAATGACCAAGCTCTTGCGCGATCTTGGGATTAAGTCACCAAGGATGCCAGACTTCAAAGAAGCGGCCCGTGTCTTACACGGTAGAGGCATCGAGCCTAGACGATCTAATGGCAAGAAGATCTATGATCTGGACTACAGCGCAGCTGAGGGTGACACTTATACAGATTACGCGAGTAAGTTCGGAGATTAGGTGATGATACGAATACAAATAGATCTACAGATAGAAAAAGAAGATCCGACATATAAAGAAGTCGAACAGCATTTGTATGAGATCTTGCTCAATCGCAAGTTGGTCTACAAATCAATTCGACCAGGTGATCCTGGATATTGGAACAAACATAAGGTAAAAGACGATGATATTAGAGACGATTAAGATTATTTTATGCAGTGTAGCTGTGACCTTTTTTTTAGTCCTGGCTTGCTCGATTGTTCTGGTCGGCCTGGCTGTGATTATTGCTGACAAGCACATCAATGGCAAATAAAGGCGAAAAAGGGTATAGCAAAGGGTATAGTAAAATTTACTATGCACTGTCTCAATCCCTTGCTACTACTGTCTTTACTATATATAAGGGTATAGTGTATATATATATATTATTATTAGTATTGGCTATAAGAATAGCATCTTACGCGTTACATAATAGGTATAATAGAACAGCTATGCACTCTACACTCTACACTGGTTTACAATAGGAAAGATTATGCCCAGAAAGAAAAAGGAAGATCAGAAGATCACGAACGCTCCGACTCAATTTGAGAAGGATGATGAACACGGGTTGACTGAAATGCAGGCCAGCTTTGTGTGGCATTACACCGAAGGTGCATGTGGTATGACTGAGGCTGCCAGGAAAGCTGGGTATCAGTTCCCAAGTGCAAGCGCAGGCAAGCTGCTCAATGGTAAGAACTTTCCGAACGTGGTTAAGGCCATTCGGATCAAGCAAGATGAATTAGCAGAGAAGTATGCGATCACTCCGCAGAAGACTGGCACGATGTTGTGGAAGATCACAGAGACAGCGTTTGAAAATGGACAGTTCAACGCAGCGGTATCAGCTATCAAAGAGCTCAATCAACTCGCTGGTTTGTCTATCAATAGGTCGCAAAGTCTGAACATAAACGCCAACTTAGACAACATGAGTAAAGACCAGATCAAGGAAAGACTGGGCAAGCTTTTGGGAGCAGAAACCTCAGATTACTCACCGAAGGATAAGTAGGATTGCAACTAAGTAATGGGGCTCTCTCACAGAACAGCTCTGAAAATCCAGAAAAATTCACTTTTTATCAAAAAAGCTAATGAAATCAATGACTTACGAGTATATTGTAATGTGCAATTACTTGCTAGATTGTGCAAGTATGTGAACACAGGGTCAACACGCTATCAAATCTGGTTCGCCAGACGCTCCAAAGGAACCCTATGGACTGGGTTTTTTGGGTAGACGAGTATTAGATTAGACCCCACACACCCATATATGGCACACGCAAATATTTTTACAGTTATAACTAAGTTGAGTACACCCAATCACCAAAAAATCTCATTGCACTTTAGAAGTGCTATACTTTGCACATGTATATAAAAAAAGTTAGAT